TTATGAGAATGTATATGATGAAACAGCTGTCGGAGAAGCGGGATGGTTTATTGATGATGCATGGTACAGAGAACCTTTTGTTGATAAAGCGGGTAATGCGTTAAGGGAAAAAGCTAAAGAAGATATCCTTCTAGAGAGAGAAGAAAAGAAGAAAGCAGATCCTGCGGCTTATAATCTGATGGTTACTCAGCACCCTAACACACCAAAAGAAGCGTTTCTAAGAAATGAAGGAGCTGTCTTCCCAGCTGTGGAACTCTATAATGTGCTTGCCAAGCTTAAGTCTGATGAAAAATACAGAAAATTGGCTACCCCAGGCATTCTGTTCTCTGAAGATGGAGAAATAAGATTTAGACCTGATCTTGAAAAGAAGTTGAAACCAATAATGAAGTTTCCTCACAGGCCAAACGATCCTGTAGAAGGTTGTGTAGTTATTTATCAACACCCTCCTGAAGATATGCCACATGGACTTTATAAGATCGGGCTTGATCCAGTAGCTTTTGATAAATCAGGAAGTAAATCTCTAAATGCGGCCTATGTTTACAAATCTTATCAACGATTTGATTATGGATATGATGAGGTAGTAGCCGAGTATGTAGGTAGACCAGATAATATCGAGATATATAATAGAAATCTTGAGTTATTATCTGAATATTATGGTAGAGCAGAGATCATGTTTGAGAATGATAGGGGAGAGGTTTTAAGTTATTTCAAGAGGAGGGGTAAGTTGGGACTTCTTGCCGATCAACCTGATAATGTCATCTCAAAGGTTATAGAAAATTCTACTGTATCCAGGATAAAGGGATGTCATATGAATGACAGAATGAAAGATGCAGGCGAAAAATACATTCTACGTTGGCTATGGACAGAGAGAGGAAAATCCGAAGATGGAAATCATATATATAATATGGATCTTATTCCTTCAGTTCCTTTATTAGAAGAATTGATAGCTTACGAAAGAATGGGTAACTTTGACAGAGTTATGGCATTCATGCAATTAATGTTTACTATTGAAGAACAGTATGATAGAGAGATAAAGATGAACCCAGACCCACATCCTGCTGCAACTTTCTTAGTAAATAACTTAGATAATATGTTTAAAAAAAGATCTTTAGTAAATTAGCCTAAAAATAAACACAATGAGCACTTATTATTTTCCACAACAAAGATTATCAAAAGCCCAAAAGACAAAGAATGACAATGCTTGGAGTAAGCAGGTCATCAATGAAATAGAAAGATATTCAACAGAGATATATGCTTCTTATATAGATGGTAAGTCTGAATACGAAAGAAAGCAGGTAAATTATGATCTGTTTAATGGCAAATTAGACATAGCAGATTTCCAGTATGTCTGTAATCCTTATGGGATGAGTAATGCAGGAGAAATGCCAGCAGAGCTACGACATTATGATATTATCTCTCCTAAGCTGAGAGTTCTTTTTGGCGAAGAGATAAAGAGACCTTTTAATTTCAGGGTATTAACTACTAATCCAGAAGCTATTTCCAGTAAGGAAATGGAAAAAGAAAGGCTTTTAAAAGAATATATAAGTTCTCAAATACAACAAAGGATACAACAAGAGATAGTTGAAAAAACTTCTCAGATGGAACCCCAGGAAGCCCAAGATCCTGAAGTGATGAAACAAATAGAGCAACAGGCTAGTGAGGTAATGACTCCTCCAGATATTGAAGAATATATGAAGAGAACTTATTTAGATAGTAAAGAAATACAGGCTCAGCAGATCCTTACTTATCTTGAGAAGCAACAAAGGCTGCAAGAAAAATTCAATAAAGGATGGAAGCATGCTTTAATTTCTGGTGAAGAGATCTATTGGACGGGAACAGTAAACGGAGAACCTGTAGTAAAAACTGTTAATCCTTTATATTTTGATTTTGATAAAGATCCTGATATAGAGTATATCCAAGATGGGGAATGGGCAAGATATATTATGAGGATGACTCCTGGATCTGTTGTAGATAGATTTGGAGAGTATCTTACAGACAAACAAATCTCTGATCTCTATACCGATGAGGCAGGGATTGGATCTTCTGGTGCTTTAGGAAGTGAATCTTTTAACTATACTGATGAAACAGATTTTCTCTGGGGCAATGGAATAACATATGACGCATCTAATAATTCTAGGTATATACGAGTCATACATTGTGAATGGAAGTCTTTAAGAAAAATAGGATTTCTTAAGTATATGGATGATAATCTTGAAGAGCAAGAGATGATCATAGATGAAAGCTATAAAATAAATAAGGAAACAGGAGATATATCAATACGATGGGAGTGGATCCCAGAGATATGGGAAGGAACAAAAATAGGTAATGATGTATATGTTAATATGCGTGCTAAGCCAAATCAGTTTAAGGATATGGATAATCTATATAGTTGTAGACTTGGATATAGTGGTATTGCATATAACAATCTAAACTCCAGGCCTGTGTCTATGGTAGATAGAATGAAACCATATCAGTATTTGTATGATATTATAATGTATAGGTTGGAAAGAGATCTGGCCTCAGACAAAGGAAAGAAATTCTTAGCTGATATAAATCAGATACCAACATCTATGGGCATAGATATGGAGAAGTGGTTATATTACTTTGACTCCATAGGAATTGCTTTTGTTAATCCTAATGAGGAGGGAGCTAGAAATAAACCTTCTAACTTCAATCAATGGCAGTCTGTAGATCTTAGTTTAGCTAATGTGATACAGCAAAAAGTAGAATTGTTAGAGTATCTGGAAATACAATGTGGAGAAGTTGCAGGGGTAAGTAAGCAACGGGAGGGGCAGATAGGACCCAATGAGTTGGTAGGAAATACTCAGCAAGCTGTTGTCCAGTCCAGTCATATTACTGAAGAATGGTTCTATGCTCATAATGCTGTAAAGGGAGCGGTCCTGGAATCAATGTTAGATGTTGCCAAGGTAACATGGGGTATAGGAAAGACAAAGAAGATACAATATATATTAGATGATATGAGTATAGAGATGTTAAGTGTAGATTCAGATGCTTTCGTTAATTCTAGCTATGGTATATTCGTTTCTAATTCTAGTAAAGACCAGGAATTGTTTATGACTCTTAGACAACTGGCACATGCGGCTCTTCAAAACCAAACGGCGGAGCTATCAGATGTTATTAAGATGTTCTCTACTAATTCCACGGCAGAACTTAAGACTATATTAGAAAAATCTGAGGCTAAGAAGCAACAACAAGTACAACAACAGCAGCAACAACAGCTTGAATCTCAAAAAGAAATAGCTGCACAGCAAGAAGAGACTAAGAGAATGGAAATCGAGATGGATAAATATAAAGTTGATGAAGATAATAAGACTAAGGTCGCTGTAGCTGAGATAAATTCCTTCAGAAACCAGATGGATCAGGATATTAATAACAATAGGATACCAGATCAGTTGGAGATAGCCAGACTAAAAGATGAAGCTCAACGTACTGATGCCAAGTTAGATATCGAAAGAGATAAGGTTAATGTGAAAAAGGAAGAGATAAAGTCTAAAGAAAAGATAGAAAAAGAAAAAATAAAAAGTCAGGAAAGAGCTAAAGATAAAGATAGGAATTCAAAAACCTCTAAAGATAAAAAATAATGCCTTTTACCTCTAAAAAACAAGCTAGATGGGCCTTTGCCACAGGACAACCGTGGGCAGAAGATTGGGCTTCTAAAACAGATTTTTCAACTTTACCTACTTCAGCTAATGATAGATATGAAGATGGGGATGAGGTACAAAAGTTAGGTCTTAAAGATTTATCTAAATACTATAAGTATAGAAAGAATACCAAACTAAAGGATAAGATATCAAATAGTCTTAGGGATGTATTATTCAATCCTAATAATCAATTTGAGGTAAGAACAAATCCTATGGAAAAAGCTCATTCAATGAGGTATGCAAGAAACCTTCCTTTAGATATAGGAGCAGCTTTATATGGAAGTATACCAATAAAGAAGAATCCTTACTATACAGGTTTTGTAGGAGGAAACTTAAATAAACAATTTGGAGACTTTAATTTGGGTCTGGGAGTTGAAAAAGAATTGCTATCAGGAAAAACTAAACTCAAACCCAATATAAGATATACTAAGAGATTTGATGAAGGAGGACATGTTCATCCACATAGTACTCATTCAAATCCTAAAAACATAGGTTATACTGGAAACAGAACAACCTTTACTGGTAATATAAGAAAAGATGATTATATCAATAAAATGTTGATGGAAGGAAGACATTCTTATAATCCTGAAACAGGGGCATTAGAATTATTAGATACTCCTATCTCTGAACATATATCTGAGAAAGATAAGAAAATGGGAGCTGCAGATTATAAAGTTAAAGGACCCCGAAAATATCATACAGATGGAACTCCTGTAGATATGACATCAGAAGAGATGAAAGCTTATGCAGGTAAAGGATTTAATCAAGCTATGCATGGAAAAGTAAATGATTTTCC